ACTGGTTCCGCCTTGGCCGTACATGTCGTTTTTAACAAGGTAGTTTTTACCTTTAAATGTGAATACTGTTTTGCCTTGTTGATCAGCTTGTATTAAGGCATCGTTAAATGCATCTGCTTCTGCAGATTGATCTTGATACTGACTTGGGTCTTCCAAACCATGTGCTGCCAACCATTCAGGGTCTTGCATTTGTTCAGGGGTGGGATCTACTCCCCCTTGTGATAAAGATTTCTCTATCTCTTGATCTGTTACTTCACCCAGTAAATCATCTGCTGATAATTCTCTAACTGGTAAATTGCTTTCACCAACTAGGTTGTAAATGAACGGGAAAACTGATTTCATTTCTTCATTGAACGTACGGATTGTCAAACGATCAATCCAATCATTCATAACATCTTCTGGAATGTTTTGTGAATCACGAGCTTGAAAGTTTTCTGCAAAATGTGAATAATATGCAGGACGTTGTAAGCTATGGATCTCACGCTTAACTTCTTCAATACGTTCCATTACTTTACTGGTAATGTCTCCCATGGCTTCACCCAGTGCTGCATTACGACCTACATAACCTTTAAACTTGCGTAGACCAGCTAGTTCTTCTGACAAACCTGTAATGTGTGAGCCAATTGCATCGTAAGGTGTTCCGCCATTTTTGATGTGCTCTGCTAGTGCGCGAGCTCCATTCAAGTGTTTATACGGATATTTAAATCTTTCACCAGCAGCATTTTCAATAAAGATGCTGTCAATGTGTTGTGTCCTACCGTTAGGAGCATTATAGTTAACTGGTGAGCTATGTCTAACAATGATCTTAGCTTCACCAATGTCTTGGTAACTAGTTTTACTTGTACCAGAAAGTCTTGATTCTGTCATTCTTCCTTCTCCGATAGGATCTCTTTTATCTAAATTACTTTGGGATGGATTTTGTAAATCAAAATCTAAACCGTGTGTTTGTGCAAAATCGCTTAGTTCATCTAAGAAGTCCATCCACGATTCATCACGCGGATTCTTACTCCATAGAACACTCATTGCTGGCTTTTCGTCTGCATCTGATAAACTTATAGAAACGTTTGTTAGTTTTTCACCGTTGCGATCATCAGTATAATCAAAGCTAAGTTTACGGGTATCTTGATCCCTAAAGTTTCTACCATCGATAGGTTTAGAGTCAATAGTGTCCTTTCTCATGCTAGGAAATCTAGTTGATAGTTGGGTAACTAAGTCTTTTGCGATTCTTTCAAAATTTGCATTCATAGTAATATTTATGTTAATTGCTGGAAACAAAAATGGGTAAAGGAGCTTCGTAATCGTCCTCTGTATGTACTCCAGACAACGTTTCAAACACCCTAGGATCCCAATCAGCTACTAGTTGGCTCATACGCACGATTAATAACAATGCACTAACAAGATCGTCGTGATCACCACTTTTGGCTTTGAAGCTGAAACCAGAAGCAATAAAGCTCTTCAATTCTGATATCAAACTCTTAGAATTCAACTGCATTTGACTAGTTTCAATAATGTGCTTTAATCTAGCACAGGCAGCAATTTTACTTCCATGAGTAGTGTTAAACCCTTTGCGGAATTTTCGGACGTGTCCTTTGCGCATTGGTTCAGATATCATAAGTCCTGAAAATTGTTCTTCTCCTTGATCTTTGATGCATACTAGTCCAGCTTCACCTACAGTATTATTTTCAATACTCCAATAAATGTTGTTTGCTGTGCCGTCCATTTGATCTTCTAGGTATTTTAAAATGTCTTTGAGAATTTTGATTTGACCTTGAATGGGTGTTAAATTATGATGCCATTCTGCAACTTGTTTAAAACTAGGTAATTCAAATACTTCAATTGCAGCAAAGTCTCCGCCTGTACCCAAACTTGGATCTAAGCTAACAAGGTATATATTGTCGGGAGTTGGTTTAGTGTACCAGCGAGTCTGTCCCATCTTAAACGATGGCTCTCTTCCTTCCAGCTCACTTAACTTAATACTGTTAATGAGAGTTTCATCATAAATTAAGAATTCGCATCCATACTCACGACGAAATCTTTCTTCCCCAATACGACCTTGCTCTTGTTTGGCCCACACATCATCGCGATCGGGGTGCTCTTCCCACTTGCAAGTATAAGGAAAGAATCCGTTAATTCCCAAATCTTGTTCGTTACCATACTCATCAAATTTGTTATTTGCTTCCTTCCAGATAGTGGCAAACGTATCTTCGTCACTATTTGGTGTACTTGTAATAATTGCACGACCACCAGTTGCTAGTGTTGGTGATATTGATGTCCAAAATTCTTCAGCAATGTTAGGTTGTACGAAAGCAAACTCATCACAATATAGTAAGGATATGGACATACCACGACCGGTGTTACCAGTAGTAGTAGCTGAAACAATTCGTGATCCGTTGTCAAATTCAATACTCCCTTTGTTATAGTTTGTTACTCCACTGCGTATATGATCTGGACATAACTCGTATGCATAACGTATACGTTGCATAATTTCTTGTGAACCAGTATACTTATGCGCTGCAATTAAAATGGTTTGGTCTGGATGAAACATTGCGTACCATAACAAATATGCAGCTGCCGTTGTAGTTTTACCCATCTGTCTAGGCAACATATTAACAGTAAATCTGTGATTGTGGTATGCGTGTAATAACCGTTTTTGATACTCAAACGGCGCCAGTAACAGTTTACCTCTGGTTGGATGTTGAATATAAAAAAAGTGTTCTGTAAAGTACGTATATCCGTTTTCAGGATCCGCACAGGCCAAAAGCTCAGAAACTTGTGCTTCTGAAAACTTGTCTTTTTTATGCGCTTTTTTGGTTAAGACGCCATCTAAACTTTTACTCATGTGTTTATTTACATAAAAAAAGCGGCCACTAGTGCCGCTTTTGAGTAGACATAATGTCTGTGTTATCTGTTTTTAACTTCAGTGTACAGATTTTGTAATTGTGCCATTAGACCTTCTGATACTTGATCGTAAGGGTTTCCGCCACCATTAACTTTTTCAGCCTCGTTGTCACCAAAACCGTCCTTTGATCCAGCGTCAGTTATATCAGAAACTGTGCCATATTGTTCATCAGGAGAGTTGGCCAACACTTCATCAACTTCAAGTTCTAAATTATCTGCATCGTCATCGCTTGGGCCACCAAAATTGTCATCATCTGGTTCTGCATGGCCGCCGCCTGAAACGCTAATAACGCCAACTGGTCCGGCAACTGCATTGCTTTCGCCATCAGCACCTTTTAGTAAGTCCATTAAATCTCGGATGTTTTCAGTGCCACTAGCATTAAGGCTAACATTCATAGTAACTGGTGGTGTGCTTGCTCCGCCTATCATGCTCATTGGACTCATTCCACATTCTGCTACTTCACTTTCGCTAAGTCCAGAAAGTTTCTTAACTGCGTTAAGATCCATATCATTAGAGAATTTAAACTCTGCTTGCTCTTTTAGTTGTGTAACTGGCTTGTCTAACTCACCAATTCTATTAATTAAATTTTGAAAATTCATTTCTTTTGTCCTTTAAATGGATCAACAAATTTCATTGCTTTAGAGCCAATAGGACTTGTTGTTCCAAGTTTGTCGTCCTTTTGAGGAGCAGACTCCCCTGGTGATGATTTAGCTAATAGCTGATCATTAACACCTTTGTATTGTTCGCCGCTGTGACTAACTTTGGCTAAGTCTTTTAAGAATGACAATTGATTTACTTGTTTTTCACTGTCTTCGTAAGGTTTATTTAATAGTGCTTCGCCCGATGTTCCAATCTTTGCAAATGCGGCTGCGTTTGCTTCAAAGTTGTCATCTTCTTGCATAGTGCGAACAAGGATGCTTCCTCTATTAAGTTTTAATGCATTAGCTAGTACTTCTGCAATAACAGGAGGAGTAGCTGGATAACGGCAAGATACCTCAAAAATGGTTACTTCTGAATTTTTTAATGCTGGAAAATCTAATGGACTTTCTTGAATAGGTAATCTGTTGCCTTTGCTTACGTTAGCGCAATCATACTTTGATAACGCTTCTTTAATAGACTTTGCCATGCTGTTGTCTAGTTTCCCAGCAATCTTAATTTTAAACTCGTATGTTTTAACGCTTTCTACAAGGTAATCGATAAATGTTGACATTTGTTATGCTTCCAGTAATAGTATATTTATTTCATATTCTTTAATTTTTCCAGTAGACTATTGCGGTCTGTAACAATATATCCGTTACCTGGAATATCAATTGATCCCGCTCCATCTGGATTGGCATCTTGATCTAATTTTTGTTTCTTAAGCTGAAGCTCAATTATTTTCAGCTTCTTATCAATCTTTGCTGCTTTTGCATCTATTGCATTTTTTAGCATTCCGCCCGCTACTTCAAAAATTCTACTGCTATAACGTGCTTCTACATTCATACCCAAATCCATTAGGTCATCGTATGCATCTGTAGCACGTTGAGCTAACGCATCAAATTCGTTATCAGCTAAGTCTCCTAATCCTTTTACTTGCGGCAAACTGGCAGAAATTTTGTCAAATTCTTCCATACTTCGTAAGAAAGGCTCAGCAGACGGTTTAGTTGGTTTGCCCTCATTAGCTAATTTCTTATTTTCAGGCAAGTTTAAAATTTCTTCAAGTTTCTTTGTCATAACGTACTTATTTAACTCCGCCTTGGTGGAATAGATCTTTTTCACTTAGTACGCGAAACTTAATACCTTGTCGTTTACACCAAATTTGGGCTGCTTGCCATTTAGCTTGATTCTTAACAAATTGAGCTTGATTATATTTGCTTTTGCCAACACTTTCTAAAGTAGCTTGATTTGACGGTTTAACTTCAATAAGCTCAACAAACATCTTTCCAGTCTTATCTACATATTGTATAAAAAAATCAGGGATATAAATTGTCTGTCTATTTGTCAGAGGATCACGATACGGGATACTAATAGCTTCACTTGCCCATCGTTGAATTGATGGGTGTGTATCGCATGTATTCATAAAACTCCACTCCCAACTACTTCTGTATGTGGGAGTTTTATTTCCTATATATTTTTCAGGGTGTTTGGGTACAAACTTTCCGCGGGCAAATCGGCTCATACAACAATGTTACGGCTTTCGTAAGTATCAACAATGGACATTACCTTATAGCCAAGTGTGCTTGTTTGTTCTCTGTATGAATTTAAAACTTCTGCGACGACCTTTGCTAACTGTACGTCGGTTAGACCTTTTAATGTATCAATTAATTCAAATACACTAACACTATCAAGTCTAGCTTGATTTAACAGTACAATGCCTGTACTACGTGCTGCTTCTTCATCAAATCCACGTTTTAGAAAGAATCCCAATACTGCGTCAATTTGATTACTGGGAAAAGTTATCTGGTGAAGGAAAAATTTATCAAAAAAATCTCTTACTTCACGTACATCAGATCCAGTTTCTATAATAGGTAAATTACTGGCCATATTTTAAAAATCCACTTGATTTGCTTGAGTAGTATTTCCATTGCCTGTGCTAGATGGAAATACTATATTTTTTAATCCGCTTAATCCTGCTGCGGCAACCGCTATAGTTCCGCCAATAAGTAAGTTTTTCCCTTCTTGTGCAATGCCAGCATTAGTTAACCCTTTTGTGTTCTGATATGTATTAACTGCGGTTATTGCAGTTGATAAAAAGTTAGCCGGACTTTCAAAAGCTTCACCACTAGCTAAACTATCTAATACATCTGCAGCGCCATCTATAACACCGCCTGGTCCAAAAATACTTGATGTGCCGCCACCTGCTGCGGATAATGGGCTTGGGGTTTTATCATAGTGATCAACTGCAAAACCTTTAACTTTTCCACCTCTAATAGACCCCACATCGTATGCCACTGCTTCATAAGCAATAGTCATATTGTTTTCAGCGCCTGCAGATCCTTGATCGCTGCTTTGTACTTGGTCGTGAGAAAATGTTGTGATTAACGGGTTGATAAGTGTGTAACTTACATACTCTCGTTTGTTTAGCTGATATAAAACAATTTTATTAAAAAAAGGAATTGAACTACCGTTATCAAAACCGTATGTTGTTCTAATATAATTAGAACTTTTCATTGCAGTACGACTATATGCTCCAGGCGTTTTTGCTGCACTTGGGTCTGAGTAATAATACGCATAATAATTTTGCCACATTGTATTAATGATGTGTGCGCGGTCATCATGGAATTTAATATTTAAAGGTTGTAACTCGTGATCCATTTGTACAACTTTTTTTCTGTTGTACTGATTAAGGGTTGCTGTTTTTAGTGTAAATTTTGGTAAGTCAGCACTCTTAACTAAAAGACCAATTTCATTTTGATGTTGATATTTTAAGTTAAGTGACTTTAAAGCACTTGTATTGATGTCAAAGAAGACATGATATAAGAATTTACTCTTAGGAGCTAGTCTGAAATAGTCGTCTTGAAACGTCCGGCTAGCGTGTTGCCACGAGCCAAGATTACCCTTGGGGTTTGTTATGCCATTTACTAGCTGATCTAAGAAGCCGTTGTTTTTACTTGCCATACATATATTTATTGATTACAATTAAATGCGTATATAACTTTTAGTCAATAAAAAAGGCTGTTGCCAGCCTTTTTATTAACGGCCTGCGCCAGTTGTTAAAGTATTTACAGTACGGCCAATTGCTGTACCAACACCTGTGCCTTGTGGGCTTTGGATACAGTTATCTGGTTGAATTGTAATATCAATAGTTGACGGACCTTGTTCACCGTATGCTAAGTTTTGATAGTTGGCTGCGGTTACATAACAACCATAACATTCCCAAGTTTCTAATACTGTTGGGGTGTTAGCGCCATTTCCGCCATCTAACATTTCAATACGTAGTGTGAACTTGTAGTCTACGCCAGAAGCTGCTGAAGCTTGTTCAAAGAAGTCAAATTGTTTCTGTAGTTGTTCGCCTACTAGCTTGCTTACTGAACCAGTAACATCGTCACGTAAAACAATTGACATGGTTTGCCATGTTGGCTTACCTGCAAAGTTGATTTTACTGTTATAGATCTCAATGGTCTGGTTAGCAAATGCCAGGTTAGGACGAGCAGCACTTTGTACTTGCTTGGTAAGTTCTGTTGTTGGTGTACTAACACCAAAGTTTTCAAACATCACTCTAAAGCGATATTTGAGCTTTGGCATCAACAAGCCTTGTGCTGATGCGCTAGCATCTGATGCTAGCGGCACTGTGAATTTTGATAATGTTGCGATTGCCATATTTAATATGCTCCGTTATTGATATTTATCATCTTATAGACCAGCTATTTCGCCAGTATTCTTTAGGCGTAATGGAATGTAGATGAACTCAACTGCTTTGACCGGTTCAATGGCCACATCAACATACAATTCGTTTCTATCAATTCTACTTGGTGTATTGTTACTTTCGTCACAAACAACAATGTAGTCATATAGTGCTCGTTGACCTAATAGTTCTAGCATTAAACTTTCCACAGCACCTTTGATTTCGTCACGAGTAATTTTATCGTTTGGTTCAAAAATGTATGGCTTAGCTAGAACACTTAGCTGTCTACGTAAGTAAATTACTAGACGTGCTACGTTAATTCTGTCTAATGCGCTAGCATTTCTAGCACGAGTCTTCTGACCGTAGTTTACAAGACCTACACCTGTTAAGAATGTAATTGGGTTAACTTTAACATCATACAATGTATCACGTTGTCCGTTGTTTAATGCAACTGCTGTAAATTCGCCTTCTGAGCTGATATATCCAACTGCTGATGCATTAGTAATACCACCACGACGTGTACCTGCTGGTGCAAACCATGGATAAGAAACGTTGTCGCTTAGTGCAATAGTACGTAACATCATGTGACTTGGTGGGACAACTACGTTGTTACCAAAGTTGTCACTGGTGTAACCCCATGGATAAAACATAGCCATGTATTCGTCGAAGCTTGCTGCGCCCAAATCATTGTCTTCTAATGCTAGTGCTGCGTTATTGCCCCAGTTGCTTAAACTTGTTGCGTCACTTGTTAAGCGAGCTGGTGTATCGCCAACAACAAATGCTGTCAATCCACGGTCGTAGTTTAGTGTAATCATTTCACCAATCAACTCAGGGTATCCTGGGCAAGCAATCAAGTTAAACACTCTTTGCTCTTCTTCACGGATCTCTTGGTTGCTGTTAACAAGTGCCTGTAACGCTTGTACCACAACTTTACGTTGTGCTTTGCGCCCAAATGTACCAGCACCATTTTCTTGGTTGCCAGCTTCACTTACCCAACGATTTGGATAGTAAGCAGCTTGTGTTTCTCCTACTGCGCCGTTAACACGAGTGTTTATTGCAGTCACGTCAACATAATTACGTGCATAACGCTTAACGTTAAATCCTGAACGACGTAAGTTCCATAACAACATACCTTGTGGGTATAGTGCTGGATCTGGAGCATCAAAGTCTAAGAAATTGCTTTCTAATAGGTCGGCAATCAGACCTGGCTCATCGCTGTTTGCACCTGCTGTGTTGTAACGTGCGTCACCAAATAAAATACCATTTTCAGTACTTTGATCGGAACTATCAACCAATTCCCATTTTAACGATATTCCGTTAAACTTGTAAACTTGTGGATAATTTTCTACATCGCTTGTGTCAATCCATAAATCACCGTTAGCAAGAGCTGTTTCTCCGTCGCTTTGTGTTATTGGCTCAGTGGCTGCAACAATTGGACCATTCACATCTGTTGCTTTAATTCCGGCGCCCAAATCAACTACTAACGGATTTGATACATCCTTGTAACCAACCCAAGTAGTTCCGTTGTGGATCATAATGTCTACTTCGTCAACAATACTGTTGTACCATAAAGTACCGTTTGCTGTTAGTGAAGTTGGTGCTGTCCCGCCTGCTGTAAAACGCAACGGTTCCCATAGTGTAGCAACGTAATCTGATGTAACATCGCCAGTTGGTGATGCGTATAAATTGGTTGTTGCCGCAGTACCTGTTACTGAAAATACTTTACTCAAAGGAGTTGCAGTACCGTCAGTTAAGCGGAACTCACCACCTTTAGTGTGACTAATAACAATTCGATTTAAACTATCTACTTCAGCAACAATATTAGCAAATCCTGCCGAGTTAATTGCTCCAGCAACTTTGTCTGCATCAGATAAACCGCCTGTTAATGCGTTTCCAGTAGCTGAAGAACAAGTTACAGTTATAGCAGTTGCTAGTGTAGCACTGCCAACGACACTTTCTGCGATTGAAAAAGTGTTTGTTCCAGAAGTAAATTGTGCTGCAATTTTTGCTGATTTAATAATTGTTGTACCAACTGCTGAACGTCTAAAGATTCTAAAGTCAGCTACACGTGGTGTATCGTCAGCACCTCTATCTTCTTGTTCGTTTGTTTTAACAAACAATGATCCAGCTGCTAAATTACTGCCGCCGCCTGTGCGATCTAAGCCATAAATTGCTGCTGTGCCGTCTGCATAAAGTGGAGCTGGGACTGCTGCAAATGCATCTGTTGCTGAATTATAACGCTTAACAGAAATCTTAGCACCGCTGTTTGGCTCAGTTGTCTTGATCCATACAGAACCTGTTGGGCGTGGGGCAGTATTTGATGTTTTAAAGTTTGGAATGCTTGTGTGTGGCTGTATAGCCAATCTTGGAGCATAAAAAGTTCCAGGGGTAATACCTAATACTGTTGATACGTTCATTGTGCCGCTAGCAATTACAACAGCATTTGAAGCTGTACTATCTTCGCTGTTTGCGCCACTTGCACCATTGGAATAAATTTCTAACCTACCAGCTGCACTAACGCCTGCTGTAATGCCCTGAGCTGCCAGTAAAGAAGCTGTTGGGCCAGTATTGATCCTAGCTGCTAATGCTGTAACTGTGGTTGCGTTTGCTGTAACAGAAATTCCGTTAATTGTAAATATTGTGCCGTTAACAATTGTTGGACTTGCAACGGTGCCTTGCACTGTTGGCCATGAACTTGTCCAGTCATTGCTACCAACTTGTACCCATTGACCAGCACGGTTTTTATAATAAACTTTGTCTGGGGAAGCGTAATCTGTAGTTAAGTCAGATAAACAAACAACTGCATAATCACCAATTGCGCCAATACTTGTCTTAGGAGCATAGTCGCTACCAGCGTAATCCACAACCTTTGTTGTGTCGGTAATTACGAGTGGATTCTTCTTGGTAAATGTCTGACCAGTTAAATTTGTTGGAGTCTTAGTAGTACCGTTCCATTCAAAAATACCAAACGATGTAGTGTTTGTGTCTAACCAGTATGTACCGTTTGAAGGGTCAGCTGCTGGCGCACTTGCTAATGCGTTAATTGACGCTAGGTCAATTCCAGCACGTACAACGTATGCCCTGTTGCTTACGCCTAATAAGCTATAAGCCGCTTGCAATCCGTATTCATTTTGCTCGCCAGCATGGATTGGGTTGTTTGATGCGTCCGTTTTAAATACTGGATCACCAAAAGTATCTACAAGATCCTTCTGGCTAGTAATTAAATATGTCTTTCCAACGTTAGTTGCCAGTGTACCTGGAGCAATTCCTGTGCCTGCTCCGTTTTGCTTATTTGCTGCCGTCGCTACAATAATTAGAGGTACTGTACCTGGAGCGGCCGGGGTATAAAAGCTTTCATCGATAACTGTTACGCTTACGCCGGGTGATGATAGTGTTGCCATTGTATGGTGTCTCCTAAGATTCTTCTTCTAAAGTATTTAGTGTTAATTGGAGAAAACATAACGCAAACAAGCCCAGAAAAGGTGCCAAAAAGGTGCGGAATAAATACTTTATGGCAAGACCAATGTGTTTATGCGGTTTTAGACCCGCAGCAATCAATTATAAAAAAGATGGTCGCACTTATTATAGAAGTAAGTGTGAAGCATGCCTACGCCATGGCGGTGTAGCACACGGATTTCCTAAATGGTACTTAGATGGATATCGTCAGAAAGACAGTTGTGAAAAGTGCGGGTTTAAGGGCAAGCACAAAGAACAGTTCAATGTGTTTCATATAGATGGCAATTTAAATAACAGTCGTCCTAGCAATCTCAAGACGATATGTGCAAATTGTCAGAGAGTCCTACATAAAGAGGGAGTTCAGTGGCGACAGGGCGATCTTGTTCCGGACTTGTAATTACTTGCTTTACTTGATGGTATAAACTGTCAATTGTTCCGTTATTATCTAAAATAATATCAAAATTAGTACCAATCCAAGCGGTTTCGCTTGCATGAATCTTTTTCATTTTAAGATCGTTCATGGCAACATTTGATCCAGCGTTTGCATCAAATGCTGTTTGATACCAGTCTGGGAGTTCACCTCGCTGTACCCAAGCAATTATACCACCAGCATCTTTAATTGATTTGATTTCGTTGGGGAATCTACAGTCACTGATGACCACGTGGTCACGACTAGTTCTAAGTTTGTTCTCTAGACTGGCAATCCAAATATCATCATGGAATGCTTTGCGGCAAACTTCTGTGCCCCAATACTGTAAAACCCATCTAGGAGTAAGGCTGGGCATATCTAATCTAGTTGCCCACCAAGGATCCACTTGTTCACGCCATTCTCGAGCTTCTTTGGTGCGACCTTCCAGCATGGTTCTGTCCCAACCAAACACATGTGCCACTGCATCTTTAAGAGTGCTGGCAAACGATTCTCGTCTAAATTCGTGGAAGTTTGTTAGATAGTCCGCAACAGTGTCTTTGCCTGAACCAATAAAACCGCATATACCAATAATCATTGTAATCTCCTAAAGATATCACAATTTTATATGAATATTAACGTAGTGTCAAGAGTTTATATGCCGTATTTGTTCTTTTTACGAGCTGGAACTGGGCTAACTTTATTAGTATCGTCCAATTCTTTACTTTCCATGTCGCCATGGTTTAGATCTGTATACTCGGCACCAACAGCTTTGTATGCTTGTTTGAGCATGTCCTGTTCTTCTTTGGTATATGGATGTGTGGACTTTTTCTTACCAATCCAGCTTTTTGCCTTCATTTCTGTTGGTAACGGGTCTTTGCCGTTGGCTCCGGCAACAGCCATGCCTAATCTATAAGCAGTATAATCACCACTCATATGCTCTGAATCTCCATAGGTGTTTAAGCCTGTAGTTGATTGAGATTGTCTTTTAGTGACCTTCTTTTCACTTGATTCAGAAATGATATCCAAAATTTTCATATTATCCAATTACCAATGTATAGCCTGTGCCGCCAGAAATATAAAGTTCAATTTCTTTATCTAACTTTTCAAGTTCTTCTTTACCAGCAGATTTCATGTCTGCTCCGTTGAGGCCGCCTGCACCGCCAGGTCCAGCAATTTGACTGAATTTGCCACGTGCTTCGCCTAGCATAATTTTACAGTTAGCTAGAGCATAATCTTTAAACCATTGACCAGCATAGATATCTTGTAACAGTATATAGTCAGGTCTGTAATTGTATCCACGAATCATTACTTGTTCACCTTCACTAAAAGGTCGCTGTAAAATTCTCAATGTGTGACTAGTGGGAATCCACTGAAATTCAATATATGCGCCAAACATACGACCTACCATTTCTTGATATTGAGCAAACATATCGTATGTTGCAATCCCGCCCAACATAGTACTGTTTAACAAGTAGGTATTTGTATAGGCTAAATTGAACGGTTCAAACTGTGTTCCGCCGCTGCCGCCAGCTGTTCTACTGCCAACTGTTCTACGGAAAATACTACGAACTTCCACAATTTCGTCTGGCAGTCTATAATCGTTAATGTCTTGTTTTAGTTCTAAAAAATAGTAAGATTCTTCTACAGCACCACTGCTACGCTGACGATATCGTGCTAGAGCGCGGTTTAATGCGGTTTCATAATGCTTTGGATCAAGCTCAACATCAACCATTCCGTCGCCCAACATAGTGCGACAGTAGTCATAAACTTTTTCTCTTTCAGCTAAATTTGTACTTGGATTTGACATTATTAGATCTCCGTGTATATTTAGCTGTCGATAAATATACTACTATGCCAAGACTAAGTTTATATAAACCAGAGAAAGGGAACGATTATAAGTTCATAGATCGCCAAATTGGGGAGATGTTCCAAATTGGCGGTACTGACTTATACCTCCACAAATACATAGGTGTTAACACTAGCCAAGAAAATGCTACTGCTGATCAGCCACACTATGATGTGCTAAAAGAAACTAATATTCAGGATCTTTTATTACTAGAGAATAGGGATAGAAAATATGACCCTAGCATTTATAAAGTTCGAGGCATTTATAATGTACAGAATTTAGATTTCAATTTAAGTCAGTTTGGATTGTTTATAGACAACGATACAGTTTTTATGACTGTTCATATTAACGACTGGATTAAAACTGTAGGGCGTAAGCCGCTCAGCGGTGACGTATTAGAATTACCTCACTTACGTGATGATTTTGCACTTAATGAATACACACTTTCGTTACCTCGCTACTTTGTCATTGAAGATGTAAGTCGGGCAAGTGAGGGATTCAGTATTACTTGGTGGCCGCATTTATACAGAGTTAAACTTAAAAAAATTACGGATGCTCAACAGTTTGCTGACATCTTAGATAAGCCTGCAACAGATGCAAACGGAGATCCGTCATCACAAACATTGAGAGATATTCTAAGTACTAACGCTAAAGAAATTGAAATTAATAATGCATTGTTAGCACAAGCTGAAGCAGATGCTCCGTTAAGTGGGTATCAAACACAACAATTCTTTACTCTTGCTATTGATCCAAACACTGGCAAGCCAGTGCTACAAACTGCGGATCAAACAACTATTGATGCAAGTTTTGTTGGAAGTACACTTGGTGGAACAGATGCTAGTGCTATACACGGACGTGCTATACGTAGTGGCTATGTTGGCTACTTATTAGGCGACGGTGTCCCTCCAAACGGTGTTGATTTTGGCCATGGGATAAATTTCCCGGCAAGCGCACATTTAAATGATTATTACTTGCGTACTGACTTTATGCCTAATAGATTGTTTAGATATGATGGAACACGTTGGGTAAAAACTGAAGATGCAGTACGTATGACCATGTCAAACACTGATACTAAACAAACACTTAAAACTAGTTTCATCAACAATACTGCTAGTGCAGAAATTGGTGGAGAAGTTATTGTAGAGCGTCAAGCATTGAGTAAAGCTCTAAAACCTAAGGCAGATTTATAATGCATATCTATAAATTCACGCACATAGAATCAACACATTGTAGAGGAAAAACATGGAAGTTAATAGACGGAAAGCGTGTTTGGCTGGAGGCTTCGGTTTAACGCCGTTGAACTATTATTCAGTTCTTTTATGATGGTCAGATAAGACGTTACTTATTGCAAACAATCCGTTTGTTAAGCAACTTTGTGGTAAAATATGGTGACGGCACACTTAAACAAGTGCCTGTTATGTACGGTGATAGCGATAGACAAGTAGCCAACATTAATCGTCAAAACAGTGAAAATAAAATTAACAGTGCTCCGCGTATTGCTGTTTATATTACTGATTTACAAATGGACCGAGAAAGATTGGCAGATGCAACTCACGTGGGTAAAGTACACATTCGAGAAAGAGATGTTGAAGACGGTGCGTATACTAGTACACAGGGTAAAAACTATACTGTAGAACGTTTGATGCCAACACCATATAAACTTACAGTTAAGGCAGATATTTGGAGTACAAGTACTGAACAAAAGTTGCAGATATTAGAACAAATTATGATGTTGTTTAACCCAAGTTTAGAAATACAAACAACTGACAATTATTTAGACTGGACCAGTTTAAGTGTAGTCAATTTGACCAACATGACTTTTAGTAATAGACAAGTTCCAGTTGGTGCAGAAAGTAATATTGATGTTGCCACATTGACATTTGATATGCCAATCTGGATCAGTCCACCTAGTAAAGTTAAAACACTTGGGGTTGTTACCAATATTGTAATGGGTATTTACAAGGGCGGGACTACTGCTGGCAATGGATATATTGAGGGATTGGGCGTAGACACTGTTGAGGCAGGTCCTAACTTTAGTGATATATTAGATAAAGCAAAAACCAGCATTGAGAACTTTGGTATAACTGTACACGGCGGAAACGCTAGAATTTTAGATCCAAGCGAAAACGTTACCTATGCTAACAACAATTCGTTATATGTCAGTGTTAAAATGGGTAACAGTATTAACTGGAGAACTATTTTAGACCCGTATCCTGGGCAATTTAGACCAGGAGTAAGCAGACTATTTTTAATACAAGAGAGTGGGACTGAGGTCAGCGGCACATCAGCTCTTAATCCCATTGATGAGAGTATTTTAACAATTAGCTGGGATCCAGACACATTCCCAACCAATACTGATATTGCGTCAGTTAGTAGGCCTAGCAGTCCAGGAACATTTGATGCCATTGTTGATCCAGAAAAAAGTGGTCCAGGTGCTGGTTTAGATGCGCCAACTGTTGGTACACGATACTTGATTATTAATAACATTGGTGGCGGCATAAGAGAAACATTAATTGCTGAAAACCGCAGCAACCGATTAGACACTAATACAGACTATAATAAAGTTGTTGATTATAAAGTATTTGTAAATGATATCGAAGTCAGTGCTACTGGGTCTAATATTGCTGATATGCTGGTGTTGCGTTTGGATACCACTGTTGCAATTGATGATGTAATCACATACGAACTGTACTTGAATGAAGACGGGCCTGATGCTTGGAAGAATGATGACAACAGCGACTTCATTGCCAACACCAATGACATCATTGAGTGGGATGGCAACAAGTGGAGTGTGGTAATGGATGCTGGCGCCACAATGGACCAGATCATATACCTAACTAACATATATACTAACGTTCAATACAAGTGGAACGGAGTCCAATGGGGCAAGAGCTTTGAGGGCGAATATGCGAGGGGTACATGGAGACTAGAACTATAAAAGATAAAATTGTCTGTAGCGGGGCGGTATTTTATGCCAAGCAAACAGGTAGAATTTTATTACTACAAAAATCCCATGGAAAACATGCGGGCACATGGGGCTTGGTTGGTGGCACTAATGACCAAGGCGAAAGTGCTTGGCAAGGTCTACAGCGTGAAATCCAAGAAGAAATTGGCGAGCCTCCATCTATAATTAAAACAATGCCGTTAGAAACATTTGTTAGCAACGACAGTGTCTTTAATTTTCACACTTATCTATGTGTTGTAGAAGAAGAATTTATACCTAAACTTAGCGAAGAACATGAAGGATGGTGTTGGAGTACTATTGACGGATCTCCCAAACCCCTACACCAAGCATTACGCAGCAGTTTTGGCAATAAAACCATGCGCACCAAACTGCAAACTGTTTTTGATGTAATTGATTTAATGTGAATTTTAGTCATTAAAAAACGCTGCTCAGGCAGCGTTTTTTTGTGGTTGCGTATTACGCTTGCGCTTCTGACCAACGCAACACAATTGAAACTTCTTGCTGGTTTCCACCAGTCAAGTAACAGTTAATGGCCAATACGTCTGGACCGTTTGGATATACACCCCTACCGCCAATAGCAGTATTAGTAATTTCTTTCAACTGTCCCAAGTTCAACGATGTTTGATTATTTGGCAATCCAACAAATGAGAAAATAGTTTCACCAGGAGCAGCGAACGCAGCAATAGAGCTGAATGCGATAGTTGACCCAGTTGCAATATTTCCAGTAAAGTTTTTGTTAAAATAAATTGTTACATAGTTTGTACCACTTCTGTTAAACACGCCACTAATATACGATACTGTTGTACCGCCTGGAATAACTGCTTGAATACCCGCTGTTGGGCTTGTTACAACCATACCAACTCGAACGTTTGCTGTGTCTGTTGCTACAAATTCTGCATAGTAAAAACCGTTACCTACAGAATACGTTTGTGTTGCTGCTTCAAATGATACTGTAAACAAGTTATTCCATGTTACAGAAGTTCCCAACGCCACTTGTGTAAACGATGGTTGACCACCAGCTGATGGGTTTTGTAGTGAACGCCAGTCAATGTTTGCTGGATCAACTGGATAGTTACTTGGATTTAACACCCCTTCAAGAACAATACCAGAAGCAGTACCAGTACCCGCAGTAACTTCAATACCCTGTAGTAGCAACTGCGCTCTGTTAATTAGTTCTCTATCTCCCAAATCACCAACAATAGCGTTTGATACACTAGGTGCTAGTCGAATTAAGAAAGCTGTCTTACGTGCTGTGGTGGCAATAAACGAAGTAGCTTGGTAGTTAAACAAATAACCACGGTCAGTATCAAATCCACCGTCTGTTAAGTAAGCACTACCCCAGTGACTAATAACTGGACTTGTTTTGTTACTTACAAGAATAACACCAGTGCCGTCACTATGTGCTGCTGCATCTCCGCCAGTATATGTCCTTGTTGCACCAGCAGAGAAGTTACTTAATGCTGATGAACGTGTAATACCGTCTAAGGTTGTAGTTGTTTTAGAAGTGTATGATATTAGCTCGTTATCAATATAAACTACTCCTGTATCTGGGAAATCTTCAGCACTATCTAATAGTATTGATGTTGAGCTTGTGGTCATGTCTGCTCTTAATGCGTTAAGGGCACCGTCATTAACAACTTCATAACGCACTGGCAAGTTAGCAGAACGCATATATGCTTCTGTGTTTACGTTGTTATTACGAACTCTATGTACAAATAAGAAGTTACCTTCACGTCCACGTAGCATATAGTCAATAAAACCAGCACCATACCATGTGTACTGGATACCAATCATCTGCATCTTTGTAATGTCAATGTTGTATCCGCTTGGTCCAGTACCATCACCAGAGTCTCTATTCCAATCTTCTTGATAAAATAACCTATCTTGAACACGACATAGTTTAATCTTATTACCAGCATTGGCGCCACGATAGTCTGGGTTCATATATAAAGTTGTTTGATTTGGCACACTTGTTACAGTATGTGTCATACCCTTAATAACAATTCTATCACCTGCTTTTAATTGATCACGGAAACGTGTATTTGTACCAGTGATTAAGTTGCTGTTGGGTGTTGCACTCACACTACCGGCAATTTGGAATGTTGATGAGCGTACACCTACAGCCAATCTCTGTCCGTTATATTGCCAGAACATACCGTTTTGATCGTCAAAACAACCAGCACGTACAGTAGCACCACTCCATCTATATAATGAAATTTGTGCTTGACTTGTTAATGTGGCAGTTGTTGCACCTAACTGTTGAGTTGAAATTACTGTAAACACACGTTCACTTATAATAGATGAAACAACATAGTCGTTATTGTAACCACTTGTTTCAACACCAATAATTCTAACGTCTGCACCAATTTGTAATCCGTGATCTACATCGTCTGTGGTAAATGTAATTGTGCTACCTACAGCTAAACCATTTGATGTTGCCAACAACAAGTCATAACTTGGAGCAAATAATGCACCAGTTGTATACATTAAGCCTTTACCAGACTGATAACGAATATAGTTCTTGCTCATACGAATTGCATGAGCACCGTGTTGCGGGCCGCCTGTACCTAATTGCACGCCGCCGTCATATGGTCTGTGTGAGAAGAATGTATCTGATCTAGTATAGATGATGCCAGTTAAACCAGTAACGTTAATATTACCTTGAGCTCTTGCAGTATACCTAATCAATGTTGGGGTTGGCACTTGTTCAACATAGAATGGTCCGGCTGCTAAGTTTTGATTTAGTGCTGCTGATGTAATATTAACTAAAATACCAGCGCCAGGGACGAGTCCATGATTTTGTAAAAAGCTAACTTGGATAACAGCAATTGCCGCAAATGTAATTGGAGTTAATGTTGTTAATGCAGCAATTGTTGGTTCTGAAATTACTACTGTTGAGTAGAATGATATCGCTTGTCCGCCAGAACTAGTTCCTGTTACCGTGGCGCTAACTACTGATCCGCTAGTGTCTATTTCAGTAACGGTAATAATCATGTCGTGTGTTATGATAGCACCACCTAATGCGTTGCCTAATACTTTTAATCTATTACCAACTACATAATTGTCGCCGCCGCTTTCAACAGCGTTAAATGTGTAAGATCCGCCACCTTTACCAATTGTTGCCGCTAATCCAGCTCCTTTTGATACTGTATTTGTTGGTACAAGTGCGTTATAAGCTGCCGAGCTGGCTCGTGCAGTTCCAGATAATACTGAGAAAAGTCCAACTGCTCCGCTAGCACCTACTGTAGATATTAAAATAGTTAAATCGTTTGCTGGACTAGTGCCAGATAATAATGTTCCCACAACTTTAACTTTATCACCTGCAACATACCCCAATCCAAGGGAACTAGTTGTAACAGTAATATACGAAGTGCCGCTGGTGCTTACGTTTAGTGTTAATCCAGAGCCGCCGCCAGTTAATAGTGTTCCAGATAACGTTGCATATACATCGTCATCTAATGCAGTGCCGCTTGCTGAAATAGTATCAATTTTACGTTCTGCTGTAACAGTTAATACTGTAATAGTTAAATCATTTGCAGGAGTTGCGCCGCCTAATTCAGTTCCTCTTATTACAAATTGATTGCCAGAAGAATAGCCGCCAATGTCATCTGCAAAAGATGATGATCCAGGCGATTCATTAAAATGCAACAATGCAGTTGTAAATGAATCATTTGTATATGGTGATGTTGCAACTGTAAATCCAGATGTATGTCGAGCAGTACCTTTTGATACTCTAAATTCGTCAACGTATCCAAGGAAACCGTCACCGGCGCCATTATAATCCGCACCAATTTTTAATGGGCGTAACGCATAAGTTGTTCCGTCTGTCCAAGTACCTTGACTTTGGCCATTTAAAAATAATTCAGTAAATCCTGAAGATTTTGATAATTCTAAATGGTACCATGTTTCAGAAGATACGCTATCTGTACCGGTAATTCTTGTTGATCCGTTTACGTACAAGTAAAGATTATTTGATCCATTTATACCTAAAAGTACAGCTGAATCAGACGCGGTATTTCTCATATCAACTAGTGTTTGATTAACTCCTACAGAGTCTGGTCTAAACCAAAAATCAATAGTAAAATCGCCTGTACCAAATTGTAATCCAGCATTACTTGTAATTGTTGCATACG